CGTAGTTATTTACGACGAACTGGCACAGGCAAAAAACCGGGAACTATACGACGCTCTCGATACCTCAATGGGTGCCCGTGAAGAACCGTTGTTTATCACAATTAGCACACAGAGCAACGACCCGCAGCATCTTTTGAGCAAGTTGATTGATGACGGGCTAAGCGGTAATGATCCCTCGACGGTGACGCATCTTTATGAAGTCAAAGAAGACGTTGTTGATATTTTCAATGAAAAAGAGTGGTACGCCGCAAACCCGGCGCTTGATGATTTCCGCAGTCTTGAGGATATGCGAGTAATGGCGGCACGGGCAAGGCGGATGCCGTCTTTTGAAGCGACATTCAGGAACCTGTATCTCAACCAGCGGATCAATGCAGAGTCGCCGCTTATCCCGCGCGCTGAATGGGTAGGATGCCAAGATAACAGCACCGCGCTTGAAGACGGAGAAGACATTTACCTTGCACTCGATCTTTCGGCGACGACCGACTTAACAGCAGCTGTTGCCGTGAGTGCTACCGATGGTGACCGCATCAAATCGTGGTTCTGGAAACCACAGGAGACGTTAAAAGAACATGAAGACCGCGACCGGGTTCCGTATACTCTTTGGGAAAAGCAGGGGATTATAAACGCCGTTCCGGGCCGGTCTGTTCATTACGGTTTTATAGCTCAGGAAATAGCGGAAATTTGTTCGAAGTATCATGTTTTGGGGCTGGCTTATGATCGTTGGAGAATAAATGATTTGTTGAGAGAGCTTGCAACTATCGGCGTGGTCGTGTGGGTTGATGGCAGGGATGCGGAGATTTCCGGGGCTTTAAAGTTGATTCCGTGGGGGCAAGGCTTCAAGGACATGGCTCCTGCAATAGATGCTTTGGAAGTATCAATACTTGACAGAAAATTTAAACACGACGGAAACCCTTGCTTGACGTGGAATATGTCTAACGCCCTTGTTATAAAAGACCCGGCAGGCAATCGCAAGCTCGACAAGAGCAAAGCAAGATTTCGCATTGACGGGGCGGTTTCGGCTGCTATGGCCGTAGGGCTGAAGGCGCGTGACGTAACCGACGTCGAACCGGAGTATACATCGTTTTTCGTTTAAGGAGAATGGATTGAAAGTTTTTTGTGTTGTCGTGTTATTGCTCTTAGCTGTTGGATGCTCGAAAAAGGTAACGTCATTTACCGAATATCAGAAGCCGGTAAAAAAAGAACCTGTATACGCATTGGAAAAGGTAGAGATTGCAAAGCCTGCCATTGAAAAACAGGTCGTCGCAAAAAGCAAAATAGTCGTTTATTTCGAATTTGATTCCTACATCATCGACGGAAACGAAAAAGAAAAACTGAACGAAGCAAAAGGAATTGTCGAAATAATTGGCGCGAGCTGCCCGATAGGAACCGACGAATACAATTATGGCCTTGGATTAAAACGGGCTAATGCCGTAAGGGTTATCGTTGAGAAAAACGGTGCAACAGTAAAATCGTTAAGGTCGGTTGGTGAAAACGATCTTGTCACAACCGACAAAAATGAATATAAACTCAACCGAAGATGCGAGTTGATTTATGAACAGTAAGGCCTATTCAATTTTCGAGATCAAATCGGTAAGTGAACCGAATGGCGGGAAGCGAACATTCAAGGGTATTGCTTCAACCCCGACACCGGATCGCGTTCAAGATATAGTTGAACCCAAAGGAGCATCGTTCAAACTTCCGATTCCATTTTTATGGCAGCACAACAGCGCCGACCCTATAGGATGGATCACAAAGGCGACAGTGACCGGAAAGGGTATCGACGTTGAAGGAGAAGTAGCCGACGTACCTGAGAGCGGGGAGCTTAAAGAAAGGCTGCTCAAGGCTTGGCAGATGCTTAAAAACAAGCTCGTGCAGGGGTTGTCTATAGGATTCAAGGCGTTGGAATACGCATGGATCGACGGGACCGAGGGAATGCACATTACAAAATGGGAATGGTTGGAACTTTCCGCCGTTACCATTCCGGCAAATATGGAAGCAACAATTACCGCAATAAAATCAGCCGCGTCAGGCTATAACCTTCCCGGCGTTTCGGGGCAAAAAACTATTACGAAAGGGAAGATCATGAATCTTCGCGAACAACTCAAGACTCTGGAAGATTCCAAAGCCTTGAAAATCAAACGTCTTGGCGAGCTTTCCGAAATCGTCAAGGGTGGTACTGCCGGGGAAGCGGAAAACTTCGAAATTGATACGCTTACCGGGGAAATCGAAAAGCTCGATACCGACATCCGTATGAAAAAGGTTGAAGTGATGACCTGTGATTCGGCACATCCGGTCACGTCTTCGGTGAAAACAGCTCCGAACATCATCACGCACAAATCCGATGTAGAAGAGAAGTTCAAAGGCCAGTCGTTCACCCGAATACTGATTGCCAAGGCAGTGGGTCACCTTGATCAGATTTCGCCGTTGGCAGTTGCAGAAAAACGTTGGGGCCGGTCGAATCCGATGCTTGTTTCCTTGATCAAGACCGCCGTTGCCGGTGGCGGATCAGGTTCAGGCGAGTGGGGCGCTGAGCTTGTCGCTGCCGACGCTCGTTTTACCGGTGATTTCATCGAGTACCTGAATGCAATGACCGTGTTTGACCGTCTCGGCCTGCGGGAAGTTCCTGCGAACGTTACGATCAAGGGGCAGGATGGTGCGGGAACCGGCTACTGGGTCGGTGAATCAAAACCGATCCTGGCATCCGCTCAGTCATTCAGCGCGGTAAGCCTTACCCCGCTGAAAGTGGCAGCGCTCGCGGTGGTTTCAAATGAGCTTTTGCGGGATTCTACCCCTGCAGCAGAGCAGCTCGTTCGTGACGCAATTGTCGAAGCGTGCTCGCAGAAAATCGACACCACATTTTTCAGCACAGCCGCAATTTCGGCTGGTGTTTCCCCTGCCGGTATCCTCAACGGTCTTGCCGCTGGCTCTTCCGCCGGAACCGATGCCGATGGGCTTCGTGCCGACATCAAGGCGCTGTACGCCAGCTTTATCGCTGCAAAGAACGCATCGGGCCTTAAGCTCGTTATGAATCCGGCATTGGCAAAAGCAATTCAGCTTCTTACCAATACGCTCGGTCTGACCGAGTTCCCTGGTATCACGCAGAACGGCGGAACGTTGCTCGGCGATACGGTTGTTACCGGCGACAATATCAACGCCAATCACATCATCCTTCTGAAGCCGTCCGACATTTACCGGATTGCCGATACCGGTATTCAGGTATCGATCAGTCGTGAAGCGATGATTGAAATGGACGATGCCCCTGCCGGAGCCTCAGACACCCCTGTCGGCGCAAGCACGGCAATGGTTTCGATGTTCCAGAGCGAAAGCACTGCCCTCAAAGTTGTACGTCCGATCAACTTCCAGCTTCGTCGCGCCGGTGCGGTTGCGTATATCAGCGATGCCGACTACGGCGCAGTAAGCTCGTAACCCGTTCTGTCTATTTTGTATGGTGCCCCTTAACCGGGGCACCTTTTAACGAAAGGTAATCCCATGTTGGTTAAATCTTTGAAACTGCACCCTTACGGCGGGAAGTATCACGCCAAGGGTTCAGAATACGAGATGACAAAAAGGTCGGACATCAAGTTGATGGTTGCGATTAAGTGCGTCGAACCTGTCGAGGCAAAAAAAGAAGTTAACGAAAATAGTGTTGTGAAGCCGATTGTTACTCCATCATTTACGAAACAGGTGCGCCCCGTAGAAAACGAGTTTAAGTATGAAACTCGTGGAAGAAAAAGAAAAGAAGGTTCGGAATACGATAGAAAAGATATGCGGGCAAACTCCGATTATCGAAGGTAAACGATGCCTGTTCAAAACTGGTTCAAAAGTTTAATCCGCAGATCGTCAAAAACTGCCGTTGCCGAGGTTCGGCAATTGGAATCGGTAAAAGTTATATCCATTGCCGATGTTGAGCAGGTCGTGCAAAAAATGCTTGCCCCGGTCGATTCTTCACGTGGATGGATTCCGCTTATTCAAGAAAGCTACCTGGGTGCATTTCAGGCCGATGACCCTATTGCACTTCAAGACGCCCTTGCGCACCCCACCGTATACGCTTGCATTACTCAGATCGCTTCCGATATCGGAAAAATGCGGTTGAGACTAATGAAAAACAATTCCGGAATATGGACTGAGATCGACCGCTCCGCATATTCTCCGGTACTGCGAAAGCCGAACCACTTTCAGACCCGGCAAAAATTTATTGAAAGCTGGTTGATTTCCAAACTTGCACACGGCAATACTTACGCTTTGAAAATACGCGACGAACGGAACGTTGTCATTGCCCTTTACGTACTTGATCCGACGATGGTAATTCCGCTGGTTGCTGACAATGGGGAGGTTTTCTACCGGATAAGAAAAGATTCTCTTTTGCGGGTAATGGGTGACATTACAATTCCGGCAAGAGAAATAATTCACGATACCATGGAGTGCCTGTTTCACCCCCTTGTTGGAGTTCCGCCGCTTTACGCTGCCAGCCTTGCCACAACCCAAGGCCTGGCTATGCAGCGTAATTCTGCGCGGTTTTTTCAGAACAACTCGCAGCCTGGTGGAATACTTACCGCTCCGGGCCATATTAAAAACGACACTGCCGAAAGAATTAAAACGCATTGGGCTGAAAATTATACCGGTGACAATTCAGGAAAATTGGCGATTCTTGGCG